CGCTGGTCGGAACTGATATTTCCCATACGCTCCAAGTACAAAACGACCAGACGATAATCTGCCGGGAATCTGGCCAAGGCTTCTGGCGGGAAGACAAAGCGTCCGGCACAGTCAAGGTCAACGGCGCGGAACCAACCACGGTGGTGTGTTGCGAGAAAAGTTACGGGATCGCCGAGACCATCATCAACCGCAAAGCGAAAAACGGCGGCAACGGTATCGGGATTCAGGAGGAACTGCAATATACGCTGGATGCTGCTGCACCGCATGGCGTGTGCAGTTTCGTGAAGAACGATGCGGCGCGGGATTATTCCAAAGACGTCGCCATGACTCTGCGGAGCCAGGCGGAGCATGCCGTATCCTATCGCTCTACGGTCAGGCGGTTGATGCCTGTTGAATGTGAAAGGCTGATGGGATTTCCCGATGGACATACCAAAATCGCCTGGAACGGCAAACCAGCGTCCGAATGCCCCGATACTCCCCGCTACAAAGCCTGCGGCAATTCAATGTGCTGCAATGTCATGAAATGGATAGGGATGCGAATTCAACAAGTAGAGGATTTTTGCAATGAGTGAACTTGAACAAAAAATCAAAGACAACGCTTCCGGGCCGAAATCAGCGGAAAGCGACGGCCAGAAAGTCGAACAGCATTCACTGGCCGACCAGATCGCGGCCGACCGCTATCTGAACTCGAAACAGGCGATGAAAAAACGCGCGCCGGGATTCAAGATTACCAAAATGTGTCCGCCGGGGAGTGTGTTTTAGTGAAAGTTGAAAACAAATATCTTTACTATCCCGACGGCAGGCGGATGGAAATCAAAGCATCGCCTCGACCGGCATTCCAGGCGCGCATGATTTCCGGCTGGAACCGGCAGGTGACGGCACGGTTCGACGCGGCGCAGACCACGCACGATAACCGCCGGCACTGGGCGGCGGCCGATTATCTCTCGGCTGACATGGAAGCGTCCCCGGAAGTGCGCCGGAGGCTGCGGGCAAGGTCGCGTTACGAGGTAGCTAACAATTCGTACGCCAAGGGACTGGAGCTGATGCTGGCGAACGATTGCATCGGTACCGGACCACGCCTCCAGATGCTCACTTTGGACGAAGACTTTAATGACGAGATCGAAGTCGAATTCATGATGTGGACCGAGGCGGTGAAACTTCCCGCGAAACTTCGCACCATGCGGATGGCGCGCTGCCAGGACGGCGAAGCGTTCGCGGTCATGTCCACCAATCCGAAAGTCCGGCATGAGGTAAAACTCGATTTGATGCTGATCGAGGCCGATCGGGTGTGTAGCGACCTGATCTGGTTGCCGGATGACAAGACTGTCGACGGCATAAGTTTCGATTCCTGGGGTAATCCGGCCGCCTACCGGGTGCTGAAATACCACCCCGGAGATACGCAATACTATGCGCTCGGTGATGAGGCGGTAACTGTTCCGTCCGATTATATGCTGCACATTTTCCGGCAGGACCGGCCGGGACTGCACCGGGGCGTATCCGAACTGGCGCCGGCGCTCCCGCTGTTTGCGCAACTGCGCGATTATAATCTCGCGGTTTTGAGCGCGGCGCAGGCGGCGGCCGATTTCGCGGCGATCCTCTACACCGACGCGCCGCCCAATGGCGAGGCCGACGAAGTCGATCCGATGGCGCTGATCGCCCTTGAACGCAATATGCTTTTGACCATGCCAGGCGGCTGGAAAATGGATCAGCTCGACCCGAAACAGCCCGCATCCAGTCACGCGGAGTTCGTCAAAGTAATCCTGAGTGAGATCGCCCGGTGCGTCTGTTCAACCTACGGCAGCGTCGCCGGTGATTTTTCCGGCTTCAATTACGCTTCCGGGCGGCTGGACAATCAGATCTACCACAAATCGATTCTGGTGGACCGCAGCTTCTGGCAGACGGAAATATTGAACCGCGTTTTCGATATCTGGATTCGGGAATACATGCTGTCGAGGCCGTTTTCGGCCGGGAGCTGGACCCGGATTCCGCGCTATCTCCGGCATAGCTGGTTTTGGGACGGCTTCCCGCACGTCGATCCGAACAAAGAGGCGACCGCTCAGGAAAAACGGCTCAACAATCACACAACCACACTGGCCGCCGAGTGCGCCAGAGACGGGCATGACTACATGTCGGTACTTCGCCAGCGGGGTAAGGAAATCACGCTTATGCGTGACTTGAAAATACCGTTTAACGACGACAACGCGTCGCAAAATATTAACCCGGAACCGAAGAAAAACGGTTCTGAACAAAAGGAAATGGCAAATGAGTGATTTTCTGCTGATTGAGGCGGCCGGAGACGCAAAACCCAAAGTTATGGGGCTGGCGTATTCCGGCGGCAAAATGAACCTGCCGAGCTGGAAGCATCCGGTGGTGGTTGATCTGGCCGGGCTGGAACTGCCGGAGAGCGTTCCATTGCTGGCTAACCACCAGAACAAAACCGCGTCCCGGGTGGGGATGGTCTCGGCGCAGGTAAGGGACAACGCCCTGGAGATCGATGGCCAGATCGTTTCTGAAAGCGAGGAAGCCCAAAATATTGTGGCTCAAAGCAAAGCCGGGGCCGACTGGCAGTTGAGCATCGGCGCGGACGTGAAAGAATGCGAGCTGGTCAGGTCGAGCCGCGAAGTTAACGGCCAGACTTTTGACGGCCCGTTTTACCACGTCAGAAAGGCGGCGCTGAGGGAAATTTCGGTATTGCCGTGCGGCGCTGATTCCCAAACAACTATGAAAGTATCCGCAAGTTTCAATCTTCAACCCCAAAATATAACAGGAGAAGGGACAATTATGGCAAACGAAGACCCGAAAAAAGAACCCGAAAACAAAAAAAACGAGCCGGAAAACACCCCGGAGAAAAAAAACGACAACCCGAAACCCAAGGAGGAACCCAAAATTAAGGAAGACCCGAAACAGGAACCCAAAGCCGAAGCGGCGGCTACGCCCCCGACGATTCAGGCACAGGCGCAGGATGCCGCCCAGCAGGCGGTAAAAACCGAGCGTGAGCGCGTGGGAAAAATCCAGGCGATCTGTGGCGGTGAATATCCGGAAATCGAGAGCGAGGCGATTTCCGCGGGCTGGGAACCTGAAATTGTCACTTCCAAAGTGCTGGCGACTATGCGGGCCGAACGTCCGGCCGCTGATGTGCATATTTCCGTCAAAAGCAAACCGGAAGGCGGTGAAATGCGCAAGACCCTGGAAGCGGCGATGTGCCTGCGGGTGGGAGTGGACCCCGATTCGCTGGAAAAATCCCTGGGAGCTCCGGCGGTCGAGGCCGGTATGAGTGAAATGGACATGCCGCTGCGGCAACTGCTCATCGAATGCATGAAGCTCGACGGCATTCCGGCGCCGCGCGGTTTTGATAACGACACCATCCGGGCGGCGTTCTCATCTGTCAGCCTGCCGGGGATTTTGAGCAATGTGGCAAATAAAAAGTTGCTGCAGAGCTATCTGGCGCAACCGATCATCGCGACCAAACTGTGCAGTACCGGCGATCTGAACGACTTCAAGGAAAACGACCGCTTCCGCCTGACCGATGTCGGTGATCTGCTGCCGATAGCCGCCGACGGCGAGATCAAGGAAGGTGGACTGATCGAAGAAGCGGCTAAAAACCAGCTCGATACCTACGGCAAGAGGTTCGTTCTGTCACGGAAACATATCATCAATGACGATCTGGGAGCGTTCATGAAGGTGCCGGTCGCAATGGGCAACCGCGCCGCCAGACTGATCGATCTGCTCTTCTTCAGCAGACTTATGAGCAATCCGGCACAGATTGATGGCAACACGCTGTTCAGCACTGAACACAAGAATCTGCTGACCGGAGTGGATTCGGCTCTGGGTTTTGAAAGCCTCAAAAAGGCAATCCAGCTCTTCCTCGATCAGGTGGACGCCGACAACCAGCCGATCAGCGTCGAACCGAGGTTCCTGCTGGTTCCGACCGCGCTCAAGCATCTGGCGATTGAGCTTACCCGCGGCGCGACGCTGGTCATGGCGGGCGGCAGCGAACAGGCGATCCGTCCGGCACTGAACGTGTTGGCAGATGAAAACCTGCAGGTGATAAGTTCCCCGTACCTGGGCAACTCCGGTTATCCGGGCAACTCTCAGACCGGCTGGTATCTCTTCGGAGACCCGAAAACCGTGGACACCTGGGAGATCGGCTATCTGAAGGGTAAACGCACCCCGACGGTTGAGCAGGGAGAGACCGATTTTAACACCTTGGGACTGTGGTTCCGGGTCTATTTTGACCTCGGAGTCCGCGAGCAGGATCATCGCGGCATGGTCAAGGCAACAGGCTCTGCGTAACTTTCAATTTTCAATTTTCAATTTAATTCTGGAGGTTTTTAATGCTTACAAAATATGTTCAGAGAGGACACAGCATTGATTATACGCCCGAAGCCGACGTGGCGGCGGGAGATGTGGTAATTATCGGCGATCTGGCCGGGATCGCCAAACTGGATATCAAGGCGGGAACCCTCGGCGCTTTAGCCTTAGTAGGGGTGTTCGACATTCCCAAGGTGACTGGAGACAGCACCGCGATTGCAGCCGGAACCATAGTGTTCTGGAATGCGACGGACAAGGTCGTCACCACCACCGCCGGGGATAATAAATATCTCGGCAAAACCATCATCGCCTCCACAGACGATGATGCGCATGCCCGGGTGATTATCAATGTTTCCCGCGACGTCCCGATCAGCGCCGCGGCGGCGATTGCCGATCCCGAAGCCAATGCCGAGGACATCGACGACCAGTCCGGCGGCACGGCCAGTGAAGCCCATCAACTGGCGGCGGTCGGAGATACTTCCGGAGCTGACCAGTCCGGGACGATCAACAGCAACTTCGCCACTATCGGTGCGGAATACAATGCTCTCAAGGATGACGTCGAAGCCAACAATGGCAAAATCGACTCCATACTGGCGGCGCTGCGGACGCTGGGGCTGATCGCGACTGAATAATGGGTATGCTGCAAGAAGGTATCGCCTGGCTGGAATCCCAGCGGAAAACCCACTTGACCGTGCCGGTAATTTACCGGCGCGGTGGGAATTCCGCCGGGGTTCCGGCGACGGTCGGCAAAACGGTGTTCAAAGTCGCCGACGATTACGGCCATTATCAGTATATCGAGAGCCGGGATTACCTCATAAGCGCCGCTGACCTGGTGTTGAATGATGCCCGAATTCTACCCGAACCGGGCGATGAAATTGTTGAGGAAGGTTTCGTTTATGAGGTCATGGCTCCCAACAACGAGCCAGAGTGGAGATACTCGGACGGTTACCGGAACACTTTAAGAATTCATACCAAACTTACAGGAGAAGAGAAACAATGAATAAGATCAAAAAGGTTCCTTTTAACGGAGATAAAATTCTGGTCGTCGAAAAGGACGATAAAAAATATGTGGCAATGAAGCCGATTACCGAAGCCCTGGGACTTGACTGGAGCGGCCAGCTCCGGATTATCAGGAATGATCCGGTGCTAAACGAAGGTATGGACGTTACATCCATACCTTCAAAGGGCGGGAGTCAGGAGATGGTTTGCCTGCCGCTTGAATATCTCAATGGCTGGTTATTCAAGATTCCGGCATTGCGCTATACGGGCTGCCGGCGGGAGGCCATCATCAAATATCAGCGGGAATGTTATCAGGCGCTTTACCGGTATTTCCACAAGGAAAAGCCGTGCTCCGATAATATGCGGAAGATAATCTCCGCGATTACCACCGAGGCCGCCAAAAAGGACGAAGTGATCGCTGCGTTGAAAACACAGGTAGTACGGCTCCTGGAGCTTATCGGCGTGGCTACGTCCGAGCCTTTCGTTGAAGGACACCGGCGCTGCGGCGGCAAATGTCGGCAGGATACGAAAACGGAGTTTTTCCGGATTCTCCGGGAACTGCTGCCGGATGAAAACCAGGCCAAAAAATAATGAAGACAAATATGAATATGATAAACAAAGTTCCGTTTTACGGAAATGAAATTTTCGTTATCGAAAAAAATCGCAAACGCTATGTGCCGATAGGTCCCAAATCATGGAGGTAAAACCATGCCGAACGGAAATGACAACCCGGATTTGCGCGATGTCTGGAACGCGGTGAATGAAATGCGCCAGAGCCTTGCCGAACTCAAAGGCATGCTTAATGTGCATTTTTCGGACCATAACATTCACCATCATCCGCCGTGCCATCCAGCCGAGGAGATACGCCGGACTATGCTCTCAGCGGCAGGCGCGGCGCTGCTGGCCTTACTGGCGGCCATCGGGTCGATTGTCGCCAATTTTGTGAGGTGAATTATGCCGTTATTGATCGACATAAGTAATGCCGTGGCCGCAGAACTCAATGCCGCGGAAAATCTCTCGCTGGAATTTACCGCCGAGGTCAACCTCAAGCCGGAATTCGAACTGAAAGACCTGAAAGAACTCAAGGTGACGGTGGTTCCGAAGTCGCTCAAGTTTTCCGGAGCAACCAGGTTGGAATCAGCCAAGGAAGTTCAGATCGACGTCGGTGTTCAGAAAAAAACCGCCGACCCGGAGCAGTTGGCGGCATTGCTGCAACTGGTCGAGGAGATTGCCGGGATTTTCGACCGTAAACGCCTGACTGGATACCAGAAAGCGGTGTGTATCGGGATCGAGAATGAACCCATTTACGATCCTGAGCACCTGCGGCAGTACCGACAGTTCACCAGCGTCGTAACGCTGAAATTCCGGGTGACCTGAAATGATCAGAATGCGGGGGCGTTCCCGGTTTGACGCCCGGAAAGTCAGGAAAAAGGCCGAAGCCGGGACGTTCAAAAGCCTGAACCATGCCGCGGCGGCGATCCGATTGACCGCCAGGCGCAGCATCCGGCGCAGCCCGAAGGAATCCGCCGCCGGCACGCCGCCGCATACCCGGCGCGGACTCCTGAAACGGGCACTCCTCTACAAGGTGGACAAAGGCAAAATGTCGGCGGTCATCGGACCGGCTTATTCCATTGTAGGACGTTCCGGCAGCGCTCATGAATTCGGGGGTAAATACTATGGCCGGAAATACCCCAAGAGGGCATTTCTCGGCCCGGCTCTGAAGGTAAATAAGCCAAGAATCTCAAGATTTTGGAGCGCATCCATCAAATAACCATTGGAGGTTGATATGTATAAAATAGGTTTTGAAGCGAAGATTTTTTACGGGGCCGCGGGGACAAAAGCCTCGACGGAACTCAAGCATGTATCGGATTCGGTGTCGCTGAATATCGAAAAAGGTAGCGCCGAGGTTGCCGTCAGGTCATCCGGCTGGAAAAAGGTTCTCTCCGGACTCAAGGACGCCTCGGTGGAATTCACGCTGGCCGGGGATACTTCCGACGCTGGTTTTCTGGCGATCCAGAATGCCTTTTTCAATGACACGGCAATTGCGCTTTTCATTGCCGACGCGGAAACCGGCGGAATCGGGCTGGATGCCGATTTCGAGGTGATTTCATTCAACCGCACCGAGGGTCTGGAGGAAGTCATCAACTATGCGGTGAACGTTAAACCGTCTGCCAAATCAACCCGTGAACCGAACTGGGAAGGCGCAAGCGGAGGCGGTGACTAATGAAATGTTTCAAGGATAACCAAAACCGCAACTGGACAATCGTGGTGAACGTCGCCGCGGTCAAACGGGTGCGCTCGCTGCTCTCTATCAATTTGCTGGATGTAGTAAAACTCGATGAGAAGAACCGTCCGAATGTCGATCTGCTGGAGCAGCTTGCCAGTGATCCGGTATTGCTGTGCGACGTTATCTACTGCATCTGCAAACCGGACGCCGACGCGCAGAATATAAGCGACGAGGATTTCGGTAGTGCGATGGGGGGCGACGCCATCGAACACGCGACCACGGCGTTATTGGAGGAACTGGTCGATTTTTTCCCGGAAGCGAAGCGGCTGGTGCTTCGCAAACTCATGAACGCCGGGGAAAAAGTAAAGCTCCGGATGGAGAAGGCCCTGAAACTGGAGCTGGAAAATCCGCAGCTCGACAAGGAACTGGAGAAACAGGTGAAGGAATATATCAATTCATCTACCAGCTTGCCGGCCTCCTCGGAATAAATCCAGACCCGTTCACGCTCCGGGAGCTTTTGATCATGGCGGATTCCAGGGGAAAAGACAACTGGAACCACACCTCCAGCATTCTGGCAATGCTGTTCAATATCAACCGCGACCCGAAAAAACAGCGGGCGATTTCGCCGGAAGTATTCAATCCGTATGTAACCCATAAAACCAAAAAAGACACCCGCATGGCCTTCGATTTCATGAAAGAGTTATGGGTCCGTACGACGGACGGCGATAATACCGCTTCAAACTCCAGTCGCTGAAGCTCCTTGCGGAAGCGGAAAAGCAAAAAAAGGAAAAATAATATGTGCTACAAAGGACATTTGGGGATGGTTGGAATTACCGGCCGGGAACCCGACTGGGAAAAAGCCGTTCGTAAAAAACGCAATGAATTGCTCGGAGCGCTTTATGCGGCGGTTCCCCAAGGCGTCTGCCTTGAGGATGTAATAGACCCGGAATTCGAACAGATTGACGCGCTTCTCAACGTTCTGCTGAATAAGCTGAAAACTCTCAATAATTAAGGAATAAATAATGGCATCAAGCGCCAACATTCGGGCCGGTGCGGCCTACGTCGAGCTGACTGTGGAAAACAGTGCGCTCATTCGCGGCCTGAAAGCGGCTCAAACCCGTTTGAGAAACTTCAGCCGCAGCGTGACCGCCGCCGGAAAAAAACTGCTGGCCATTTCGGCGGTCATGGCGCTGCCGTTTGTCGGCGGCGCTAAGACTTTCGCTGATTTCGAGCAGCAGATGGCGAATGTTTCGACGATGCTGGACGAACCGGCCAAGTATATGGACGCCTACAAGGACGGCATCCGTAAAATGTCGGTCGAGTTCGGTGAAGGCACCGACACCCTGGCTAAAGGTCTGTACGACATTCTTTCGGCGTCAATCGATCCCGCCAAGGCGCTGGACGTGCTGGCGGTTTCGGCCAAAGCCGCAAAGGCCGGGCTTACCGATACCGGGATAGCGGCGGACGCGATCACCACCATCCTGAATTCCTACGGCTTGAGTGCGGATCAGGCGCAGAGCGTTTCGGACATGCTGTTCGCCACGATCAAAAAAGGAAAAACAACATTTGCTGAATTAGCGCCCTCAATTGGCATGGTGGCTTCCACCGCCGCCAGCGCGAATGTCCCCCTTGAAGAACTGGGCGCGGCCATCGCGACCATGACCCGGAACGGGGTCAAAACCGATAATGCGGTGACAGCATTGACTTCGATTATCGCGGCTTTCCTGAAACCGTCGAAAGAAGCGGCGGCATATGCCAAAACCCTCGGCTTTGAAATGAGTTCCGCGACGATCAAAGCGGAAGGATTGAAGGGAGTATTTGAGCGGATTAAGAAATTACCGCCGGACGCGGTCAGCAGGCTGTTTCCGAAAATCCGGGCCTTGCGCGGGGTGCTTCCGGCGCTGCGGAATATGCAGGGATTTACCGAGGATATTGAGTTGATGAAAAACCGCGCCGGGATGACTGAAACCGCCTACGCCAAAATGGCGAAAACGCTCTCCATGGTCTTTGCCCGGCTCAAACAGGCCGGAATGCTGGCCTTGTCGGTAATCGGCGAGGCGCTGGCGGATGATTTGCGTAAAGTTGCCAGTGTGTTTATGCGGGTGATCAGCGCGGTCACCGCCTTCATCAAACAGAATAAAAAACTGGTGGTGACGGCGGCGAAAGTCGTCGGGATTGTGGCATTGATCGCCGGCGGACTGCTGACGCTGGGGGCGATTGCCGGAACGCTGTCGTTCGCTATCGGAGGATTACTAACAATCGTTTCTGCCGTTACCGGGACGATCAGTTTCTTTGCCGGCATTATTGGAGGTGTCATTTCGATACTGACCGTCAGCATTTCCGTCTGGTGGCTGGTTGCGGCGGCGGTTGCCGCGGTCGGGGCAACCTTTCTCGTTCAGAGTGGTGTTATCGGCAAAGTCGTCGACTGGTTCGGGGCGAAATTCGCCCAACTCAAGCAGTTTGCCATTACCGCGTTTGACGGCATCAAGGCGGCACTCTCCTCCGGGGACTATGCGCTGGCGACGAGGATACTCTGGCTGAGTTTACAGGTTGCCTGGCAGAAAGGTGTAAGTGTGCTTCTGGGTTATTGGATAGGTTTCAAACAGGCGTTCATGACCGCGACTCTGGAGACGTTTTACGGGGCATTGAGCATTATTACCGACTCCTGGGCCAGTTTGAAATCTGCCTGGGTGAGTGTGGTCGGCTTCCTGAAAAAGTTCTGGATCGGATTTACCGGCGCAATCATGAAAGCGTGGAACAGCACCTTCGCCTGGCTCGCAAAAAAATGGCTTGACATCAAAGGCATGTTCGATGATTCCATCGACGTTGAGGCGGAAAAAACAAAAATAGATGCTGAAACCGCCAATAAAAACGCCGCCGAGGATGCCGCCTATAACCAGATCGATGCTGATTCTCAGAAGCAGAAATCACAGATAGAGCAGCGCCGGCAGATTGAACAGGACGCCATCGGCCAGCAGATGGCGGAAGATATGAAAGAGCATAACGCGCAATATGCCGATGAACTGGTCAAATCCCGGCAGGCATTGACCGAAGCCAGGAAGGAATGGCAGGCGGCGATTTCAGAAGCGAAAAACAAAGGCGCGGCAACGAAAAAGCCGGAATCCGGTCCGGTAAAAGACGCGATGGCCAAGCTGAAGGATGCCGGGGACACAGTGGCGGCGGCGCAGGGCAAAGTCAAAGTACAGGGTTCTTTCTATGCTCAAGCGTCACAGTCGCTTTCATCCGGCACCGCCGCCGAGCGTACCGCCAAAGCCTCCGAAGACATCAAGAAGAACACAAAGAAAACCAACCAGCTTCTCAAGGAAAAAAACTCCGGTGAGCTGGCTTTTGAGTAAAGGTTAATAATGGAAGCAAGAATCGAACCGGCGTTTTTTGACCGGACCCAGGCAATCGACAATGACGGCAATTATACGACCGCCGAAATCCCGTATTTCGTTTTCGAGGTTGAAGACGAGGATGCGGCAATAGAATTTGCCCTGAATAACGTGCCGGGAAAATATAACGGCATTCCGCTTGAATCTATCGAGATCGATGAACGGATCAGCTCGAATGTTTTTAAGGTCACGGCGCAGTATAAGGCCGGATTCGACGAAAATACTCTGTCCGGTGACGAAGACCCCGATCCGGTTTATTCATTTGACACCGGCGGCGGCACCCAGCACCTGACGCAGTCATTGAAAACCGTGGCAAAATATCCCTCGAACGCACCGGATTACGGCGGGGCCATCGGTTATGACGGGGAAGACGTCAAAGGCGTTGACGTCACCATGCCGGTGATGAATTTTTCGGAAACCCACTACCTGAAACCGCGCAAAGTGACCACAAAATACAAGAAAAACCTCGGTGAACTTACCGGCAAAGTCAATGACGGGGGGTTCAAGGGCTATTCCGAGGGCGAGGTGCTGTTTATGGGAGCGACCGGTTCGCGGCGGGGGGATTCCCGCAGCGATTTGTGGGAAGTCACCTACAAGTTCGCGATGTCCGCAAACCGCCGGAACATCAAGGTCGGCGAACTGACCGTCACCGAGAAAAAAGGCTGGGACTACTTGTGGGTGCGCTATGCCGACGACGTAAAAGACAAGAAAACCCTGGTCAAAAAGCCCATAGCCGCCTATGTCGAAAAAGTTTACGAGAGAAAAGATTTAGGAAAGTTAGGAATAGGCAGATGAAAAAAGTATCAACCGGCGAAAAATTCAAGGTCAAGGCCAACACCTGGAACTCGTTTATCGACGCGGCGAATTACCACAAGAACCACCAGTTGAAACTCGGTTCCGAGGCGCTGCGCGGCAATGTGAAAACCGGAATTATTCTGGTCAGCAACGACAGCGGAGGATTGCTCGAACAGTTTTCCCCGGTTATCCTGGATGACCTGATCATCCAGCCGGATGATGATGAAAAAGAGCAGGAATTTAAAAGCCGCATCCCGGTGTTTTCAGGGAAAAAAGTCTCCGCCGACAATAAGGATAAGCCGTTCGCAATTTTGCAGGTTCCGCTCGAATCGGAAAAACTCGGCAAGGCGCTGCTTCAGGGGATCACCCCGGCAAAGATCAATATCGCCAACGAGTCGCAC